ACCCTTCTCAGGGTAGATCGCCCTGGCTTTGCCTGCCAGGGCCAAGTGGGTCTGATGACCCACTTGCTAAGATGCAGGCGCTTACGCGCAGTCTGCTTCTCGCGGCTTTCCAACCTAAATGTTACACAATCTGGCCATAAACGTAGATAAGGTCGTTCCTTTAAACGGAACCACCTCTCTTACGCCTTGGCCCACGATCAGTTGTAACACTGGTTGGGGCGGAGAAACAGACAAAGATAAAGAAAACACCCCAAGTCGTGGTTTCTCGTATGAAGAGAGCTTTCCTCGACTCACATCTGAAAGCGGGCAAACTACTAAGTTCTCAAGATTCGCTCTTGGAACGAAGAGGCCTGCCTCTCAACCGGCCCTTGGGAATCACCGGCAGTACCCTGTGTCGCGCCGAAAGGCGCTTCTGCAGGATCTGAACCGGGAAAATACCAAGAAGAACCGGAAGAGGGTTTCAGGTGGGTACGAGGCGCTCCTCGCATACGAGTGCACGTCCTCAGGGGCGAGCAATGAAGCTATTAGAAGTCTCCACGAGCGCTATAGGAAGATATCTAATGGAACATCGATAGAGTTGGCGCTAAGGCTCCTCAAAGAGGAGTCTTCCCGCTGCCGTGCTGAGTGGATCCTCAAAGGAGGATCTTCCACCCATGCACAGTTCTCTTTCGTTGGCCGGGCACTACCAGTTGGGAGTGTCCAGCAATCCAAAGATGCCCTCTTACAGCACTCTGTTGACCTCTCAAGTGAATTCACAACCGACGGCCGGATTCTTTCTGCCGCGCGGGTCTTCTCTCGGCGCTGGGCGATGCGGAACTGTTTAGGTTCGCATCGGCTAGCTGCCCCAGATATTCCCACGCTTTCTGGCAGTACAGAATCGACCGTTCGTGGTGGTGGCCTTAGGGGGTTTGCTACTTCCCTTGGACTTCACCCCGATGCTGTTGCTCTTTGGGATGACCCCTGCCTTAAGGCAGAGATCACCCCCCAAGAGATCCACAACATTGTTGGGGATGCAAATATCCTCTTTCACGGTCGAGACCTATGTAGAGACTTGGGGCAATACCCGAAGTCTCATGTCATATGTCTTCGTGAGAGGGGACTGAAGACCAGAGTTATAACAAAATCCCCCGCGGCCCTTCACTTTGTGGGGCATGTGGCCCGGAAGAGGTTGTTAGGCGGTTTGAGGAAGGATCATTCATCTTCTTCACCGCTTCTCGGTGTCGATGATACCGAATTGATTAATCGATTTGTTGGTGCTCGTGCTGAAGTCTGTGTTTCAACAGACCTCACGCGGGCATCCGACCTTCTACCTTTGGACTTGGTTAAGTCCATCGTGGAAGGCCTAATCGATTCTGGCAGATTCACCAACGTAGAGTGTGAAGTTATGCGGCTCCTTGTTGGGCCGCAGCTCCTTACTTACGATGATGGTCTTAATATAGCCCCGTTTGTAAGCAAGCGCGGGATCCTTATGGGACTCCCGATCACATGGGCTATCCTAAGCCTAGTCCACCTCTTTTGGTGGGACTACGCGATTAGGATAACATGTGAGGTGACCCGTTCCAATTTATCGGAGTCTTTCCGCAATAATCGGTTTTCGATATGCGGAGATGACGCCCTATTCATTGGAACAAGAGCGGTCGCCGATGCCTACAAAGACATAGTCTCAGCCTGTGGGGGTTCCACTTCTCCGGGGAAACATTTTGAATGTTCCCCCCTTGAGATCCGTGGTTCCACCAAGCTGAGAGGTGTCTTTCTCGAGCGGCTATACCAGTTCAATTTGGAATCTGGTACCGTAGTTAGCGGCGAGAGGGAAGAGGCCATACCCCTTCGGTCTTTTGTGGACGTAGACACGCCACAAGAACTGAAGGAGTTTGGTTCCTCTTTACGTCTCTCGAAGAATTTGAAGATCCTTTATGCCTTTGATTCTGTGTGGAGGCAGCACCCAGGTGGAAAGTTGCGTCTTGCTAGTTTAGCAGACTCACTTTTCCCTTATGTGCGTTCCTTCGCTAAGAACCTTGGCTTAGTGAATGGCCTGCCACTCAGGTTCGGCGGTTCAGGGGTCCCAACTAGGGACCCCGTTGGTAAGGCTGCACTTTTGCACCTTGCCAGGGCCAAACTATCTGAGGAAGCAGGGAATTCACTCCCTACACTCTTAAAAGGTGAGGTTTCCTCACTTTGGAAGATGTGTACGGACCTCGCCACCTTTGATATCGATCAGTATTTCTCTGAAGGTATCAATATACAACTAAACTTCTCGGACCCACCACCCCCGCCAGTCGATGGAGCCGAGTACGTGAGGGTTGCTCCCAGAGAGGTTCTCATGAGGTTTGCTATAGCTACCAGCTATGCAAACAACTTGTTTGCCCTCGGGGATTCCATTACACGTCCTCGGTTATCTGATAAATCTGTGTTGAGGAGCGTTCGGCAATGGCGTCGGGGGCTTCCGGTTTTGCCGGATGACCCCGTCATCGTTGCTTCCGTCCTTTCCACAGAGTATCATCAGCCCATCGTCTGGGTGAGGAGGACACGTGGTCCTTCTAATAATCTTCTTTACCCACCTTGGGTTTCTGAATCTTTTGCATCAGAGGCACGCCTTCGATCTAGGATCTTGGGCGCTACTACGCTTTTACGAGCGTAGTGTCAGCCGAGCCGTGTGGCCCGACTGCCCTCTTCGTAGGGGGCCGTCTCGCCTAAGC